TATGCGATCCAGCCCTTAAACTCGTCTTCGGAAATCTCCAGGATTTCCGAGACGGTTTTTTTAAGCGCTTCCGCTAATTGGAAGAGAACGAAAAGTTCTGAATCGCTATTTAGTTTTTTTCAATCTCGTCTATGCTTGGCGAGATTTCATTCATCCGCTTAGAGATCCATTCCAAGACTTCGCCGTCAGTTTCATCAACCAATTGATCAAGTTGATTCATCTGGAAAATCGGCTTACCGTCTTTATCTCTTGCGCGGAATATGATCTGCGATGCAGTCGCTTTGTCGAATTCCTCTTTCATATAATGCTTGAGAACAATCGATTTCTGCGATAAGCGCATCGAAGATCGAAAATAAATGGTTATTGGTTTCCCGCTTTCATCAGTCCATTGCGGAACCTCAAGCGAATACAATTCGCCTGAAAGACTCGCCTTGAAGTGATTCTTTGCGGCTTTGAGTACGTCCATTCGTTACGCGTTATTTAAGGTCAGAACTCCGGTTCCCTGGAACGTGAACGAAAAGCCAATCGGGCTATTCAAGGAAGACGTAATCGAGAAACCCGTCAGAACAATCTGTCCCGAATAGTAATCGCCGCTTGAAGTCCCGACCGGATATAACTTGATATAAAAAGTCGTATCCCCTGCCGCGAGTGCGGTTTGTATTGATTCCATCGAGGTGTCATCGTCGTTCCAAAGCGCGTCCGCACTACCTGAGAACGATGTTTGACCAGGAATAAAAGTTTTACCCAACGCGGTTCCCATTGCGCTGGTTTCAATCGTGTCTGCCGCTTGTTCTAGCGTCCAAGATTGAAGCGATGCAATCGCCGAGTATGTTGAATCATCCGGTGACGTTTGGAGAACGCCACCATTTCCGCTTGATGCCGCCATAATGATTTCCTTTCAGATTAAAGCGCCGCGTCTGGCGCGTTCTCCGCGTTCTGATACACTACCGTGTAAGAATGCGCGATTTTCCCGATTCCGGTCTTGCCGTCACCGGATAAAGTAATCTCAACGCTTGATAGATAACTATCTTGCGCGAGGTTATTGATTTCTATATCACCCGCCATTGCGACCTCGACCTCCTTACCGATTGCGTCCATCGTGTCATCGATGTTCGATGATGCGCTGGCGTAGCCTTCGATGATCAAAGTCAGATCGCGACTCACGTTTCGAGTCCCGCCCATCGATTGAATTCCTACTGATTCCTCTTGCGTGTAAACGCAAAGACCTGGAAGTCCCGCGGATTCCATCGGATAGATACGCGACTGAAAAACATTCGATCCGGTCGTCGATAATCCCGTCAACGTCGTTGCGACTCGTTCGCGGATTTGCCGTCGTAAGTGATTCGCCATTTAAGTTCTAAGTCTTAAATTCGTCATTCCTTCGCCGTCGGGTTGAACTTCAACGATTGTGTAAGTCGTACCCGAAATCGCGATTGTGTCGCCTTGCGCCACGTTATTGACATCGCTTGATCGAACAATGGCGACGGGAGTCGAGGTTTCAACCCCGACCTCGCCACCTACGTCCTCGAGTGAATATTCGTTTTTCAAGAGTGCGGTAATCGTCGACGATGATCCGGCGCTTGTATCCGTAAAGGTCGCATCTGAAATGCCGAAATCCTGCAAGAATTCAAGGCGCATTTCATCGTCTTCGACTGCCATTACTCTTTTTTCCGTTTCTTCGGTTTCGGCCCCTCGCTTTTCTCTAATCCGACGGATCGGTTAGTTTGAGCGGGGATCGCTTTTTTCATTGCGAGTAAAGCGCTTGCGTCCTCATCCGCTAGATCATGAGTTGATCCAGCGGTGAGGTGTTCGCCCTTTACCGCGCAATCGCTAAGGATCGCGACTTTCATTATGTAGTCGTTACATCCAAGCAAGCGGCGAAACTCTGAGCGTGACGGACCGCGACATCGACCTCTTGATGTACAACGATTCGAACGCTTCCACTTGCGGAGTTGGTGTAAGGATCGATCAAAACATCGGGTCCACCTCCGAAAACGCCTAACATGAGTTGGGAAAAGTCTCCAAAGATCACAGCAGAACAAGATCCAGATGTTGATCCTTTGGTGAGATCAGAAGGCACGTTTGTTGTGATTCCGATATCGTATCCATACAAGTTATTGTAAGGATCGTTCAAAATCATATGGGAATCGGTTGAAGCGACTCTGACGGTGTTCGCCATTTTGCTTTTAACCTTCGGATTAGTCAGGAAAGCAAGCGTATCGCCATTGATTGCGGCGTTATCGATCTCGACTTCCTTAACCAAATTAGTGACCATCGCCCAAGTAGGTGCGCCGCCATTAGTGCCTATACTAATTGAGCCAATCCCCGTTTGTTGAGTTATGCCATCCGGCTCATTTGAGGCCCCGCCCTCGATCGCTACGTCCTCAATCTTATTCGCTACCGCGGCGAGAAGATCGTCGCGCACGATTTGCTCGATGCTAGGATCGGACTCAAGGAGAAGCAAACGCGATACATCGGTGCGAGCGCCAAGCGTTCGACCAACCATCGTGATCTGCGCGGTCGTTTGAGTTTGATCGGCAACGCTTCCAGACTCCGCAACGAATGCGGCGGCGGCTCCAGCGCTGATCTTCGGGATTTGAATTTTTGTGTTTAATCCCGACATGATGCGCATTCCCAATCCTGGAAGAACCATTCGGGCGCGTAATGCGGTGACGAACTCATCGGCAAGCTGAACGCTTGGTGCGAAGAATCCACCGGAAGCGTTTGTGCCGACGGTCAATTCTCGCTTCATCGCAGGATCGTAGTCTCTCCAAGCAAAGTCGGGAATATAAAACCCTTGAGGTTGCTTTCCACGCTTTAGAGCGACTTCCTGATTCATTTCGGCTTCGAATCCGGCTCCGCTCCAATCTCCACGACTCGCGGCGTTTAACGCTCTTAATAATGAATAGGTCCGCTTTTCTTCAACGGGCTTTTGAACGGGTTCGGCTGAACTATCAAGCGGCTTGCTTTCGATTTGCTCAAGCAAAATTCCGCGAAACTCTTCGAGAGAAGTATTTCGTCCGATTGCTTCCTCGCCTAAATCGCGCTTATTGTGGCGAGCGGCGAGTGCTAAGATTTCTTTGTTCGTCTTTGACCGTTCCGCCAAAGCCTTTTCGATATCGCGAGCGCTAACTTGCTCGACTACTTCTTGATTTTCCATCGTCTTAACATCCTGTTTTGATGGTTCTTGTAATACTTTCGCTCGATTCACTCCGACGCTAGTATCGGCTGGAACCGAAACGACTGATATTTCCATGATCCGCGTCGATACGCGGTAAACTGAACGCCCCTCGATCTTCTCGTCTTGTTCTTCCATCGACCTGATCGAATAACCAATCGAGATGTTTGAGAGGATACCGTTTCGGATTTGCTCAAGCGTTTCGCGTTGCAATTGGGTTGACGTACCCAATCGAATGACCGCACGACTTTTCAGGTCGCCGTCGCGTTTGACGCTTTCCACAACTCCAAGAACTCGCTCCGCGTCATGCATAAACAAGACGGGAGCGCGACCGGATTCCAGGAAAGAAGTGTCCATTCTTTCCTGATCTATAATTTCGTAACCAAACTCGCGCAAGACGGGTTCCTCGCTGACAAAAGCGACGTTAAACCGCGTTTTCTCTTTGTCGTCTTTTCGAAGGCGAACGGAACGATAAAGAATTGTCGAATCGCCACGCTCGTCCTCTTCCTCGTCCTCGCCATAATGCGCGTTTTCTTCCATTTCCATTTCCATTTCTTCGCTTTCATCATCGTGAATTTTTGCGTATTCAATGATCACCGAGTCGGGTGTTTCTTCGACTCCGATTACATGGCGAGTTTGGTTTTCTAGATCACTCATCTTTGCCTTTTGTGCTTAGTGGATGCGCTTCTGGTAAAAGATCGGTGTCGTGTTTGCCACCTCGGAAGCGTAAGTTTCTCAAAACATAAAGAAATGAATTAACGCGGGCGTATGCCCAAGATTCGGCGTTGCCGATATTCGGTCGAACGCTGGACGGATTCGTTTTATAGGCGGCGACTCCGCGCTCGAATACGACCTCGAGCGTCCTAAAAGTCGTCTGTTTTCGGGGATCGTCGCCCACTTTCTCACGGTGTTCTTCGAGTTTATTTTGTAACGCTTTTTTGATCGCTTGATTTTGTATCTGTCTTTGGTGCGGTTCGATTGCGGGTTTCAACCTGGAAAGCGGAAAAGCGACGACTCGATCCGATTCCTCATAATTTCCATCGGTCAAAACGTAAACGCGGATTCGAGCGACCGGATCGTCGAGAGTCGCTTCAATTTTTTCCTCTCCGACTTGCGTTTCTCCCTCGGTCCTGATTGAGACAATCCGACCGAGAAACATTCCTTTGGTCGTCCGCCAGTTGACGAAATCCCCGACTTTGAAATTGTGATATTCCTGCCTTTGGCGTTCATCAATCTTGTTTAATTCTGCGACTTTACGATCTGACCAATCGCGCCCTTCGAGATATCCCCACAAAAAGCTGGCGATCAATCCCGCCCCTGGATAACCATCGGCGGATTCGTTACCGAGTTTGTTTTTCGGCGCTTCTAAATCAACCGCATGGCGCGCATGGAATGACCGCATTCGTTTTACAACGTCAGGCGACAACTCTTGACGCTTTGCGAGTTGATTCGCTCGGCGAACTCCGACAAGCGTTCCTCCGCGTTTAAACTCGCGTCGCCATTCAAGACCCTTGATTGCTCGCCTTTGCATTGCTTGAGTCGGTGTCAAATCGATTTCTTCGCCCTTATAAATCATCGGAATCGGTTTCGGGTTGCGCTGGAACCTTCGGCCCAAGTGGCAACAAGTTCAAATCGAGTCCAAACTTTTCTGCAAGTTTCAGGTCCGCTTGTATCTGAGAGAAAACCGCTTCAGAATCGCGTCCGAAATTTGCTTGGATATCGCTTGGAGAATAAATTCCGTTTTGCATCCCCTCGACGAACGCCTTAATTTCTTTTTGCGGATCGATTGGAGAAAAGCCCCGCCCCTTGAAATGTGCGGCGCTTGCGAATTTATCGTAACGATTATCGGGAAACGGAATCACGCCTTTCGCCATTCCAATCGTCAACCATTCTCTGAAGATCGGTTCGGCGACGTGCTGAATCATAAAGCGCTGTAAAACTTTAAAATGATCTCGTTCCTCGGTTGCGCCTTGGCGAATTGATGAATAGCTTACGCCTTCGAGATTATTTGAAAGCGAAACGTAAGAGATCCCCAGACCCGACGCGATAGCTCGCAAAACTGCTTTGTGGAAATCAGCAAAGGCGGTCATCGGGTGATCAGGCGAC